TTGATTGTGAAAAAGAAGGCTCGGTGACAGCTCCCCCACCCTTATACAGAGGGTTTCTCTTTAAAGCTCCACCGAGCTACGAAAAGCTAGGTTTTTGTGAGAGAACCTAGCAAACTCTCCTAATGAAAAAGCATCATTACTTAATAGCTTTTTGTATAGTATCACGCAGTTTTGCGTTATTCATACCAGTCTTCCTGTCTGCAGTATTTCTAGCTTCTGCATCCTTCTTACGCTTATCACGTAAACGCAAAACATCACCTAGATTTCTATCTTCTAGCTCAAGTTCAGGATGCTTTTTCATGATGATGCGAAATATAGCAAGCTGTGTTTCATATTTGCCACATTCTTCACAAAGTCTTTGTAATGTATCAAGAAGTCTTTGAGCTTTAACTTCTTCAATCTCATTATCATTGTGGCAAATATCTTCCAGCTTCATCTTAATATCCATCTTACTATCCTCTTTACGATGTAAGTAGTATTTCGCATCATCAAAGTCGCGTTGTGCCATCCAGTTAGGATTATACGAAGAACCTTCGTATAAAGCCTCAAAGGAGTAGTCACACGCGACTTTCATTTCAGCTATCTTCTCTAAATTGCCTATGTCATATTTTATATTTTTCATGATATTTTCCTATAAAGTTAATAATAAAATCCCACACCTCTGGGATAAGGTCCCAGTATCATGCAGTTCGCAAAGAAAGGTTCGAGATAAAGAATGTCCTTGTCTAGCTAATTCGCAAGAGGGGTCACCAAAAATAAGTTTGACCTGGCAAACTTTTTTTGGGGTGATTCGCTAATTCGCTAGACAAGGTGCGAACGCATGATACTGAGCCACACCTCACCCACCCCCACTCCTCACCTATCCATTCGGTAGTCGTACTTGGGTTACAGGG